CGTACATTACCGTACGGCCGAAGGCCGTCGGTGCGGCGATCCTCCGGTGTGTCGTCCGGGTCAGAGCCGTAGGACAGCCATTCTCCGAGTACTTCGTCGATATCTTCGTCACTGAGATGATCGAGTTCGTCGTCGACGTGAAATCCGTAGGAAGCCGTAGGGGCGACGTACACGTTGTCCGCACGGTAAGCGTCAGCCTCCGAAGGGGTCAGTTGAGGAAGAGGGGGGGAAGCCCCGCCTGAAAGGTGGGGCGAGCCCCCCGTATTATTACCCTCAACTTCCGTGCAAACGGAAGGTGCGAGCTCAGCACCGCTGGCAGCGAGCACAGCACGAGCGACGGCCACCCGCGCTTCGTGTCGAGCCAGCTTGACTGGATCCTTCGGAGGCGGAACAAAGACCTCCGACAGGTGTTGACAAACGCTGATGCGACGCGTCAGCTGCTCTATTTGTTCACCGATGCCGGGGTAGGCTCGTTCTGGGGGGAACGGAGAGGTGATGATGATGGTATGAGCTAGCAGACTCGCAGAGGAGTGCTTTACGTCAACGACGTAGGGCTCATAGTCCGTAAAGCGGATAAGGTCGTGGAACTTGCAAAAGTCTCCACGGAAGTCATCGAGGATGACAACTTTTTGTCCGTTGTACTTGTGCCACCAAGTTAAACCACGGCTAGAGATCCAGTAGCCGTTGACGTCGCGAGTGCCATCAGTCAGTCGCCGGGCAATTTCCTTCGCACGGAAGGTTTTGCCAGTCCCCGTGGGGCCCCAGAGCCAGACCACGGTAGGATAGTCGTCACGCTCAATTTCGGGCTTGTGCTTTAGCAGAAGCTCGCCAAATTTAGCGGCTTGGTATGACGGAGCGAGCTCGAGAACGTCAGACATGGTACCACCATTCTTAACGCATTCGCGCACGCGGTTAAGATCGTTCCGCTTGCCTTGGCCACGAGGCACGGTACCATCTTCAAGGGCTTCATTTCGAAGAACTGAAGGACCGCCAGCTTCGAACCAGTCACCGATCTGGAAGCCCATAGTCTCATCGAAGCCAGGCGGATGAGCCATGAAGGGGCAGCGGGCGCAGAAGTCCGTCTTGCCTCGAGTGTCGCCGCAGGCGTCACACTGGACACAGTAGGAGGCAGCTTGAAGCGCAGTGCCGTTGCGCTGCGCAAGCCGGGCGCGGGGTAGCGCTCGGTGAAGGGCCTTTAGGCTCTTCGGGCCGCGACATTCGAGGTAGCCCTGAATGTGGGGCGTGCCAGTCGTAGGCGCCCGTTCGAAGCTGAAGACAATGTATGCACATACGTTGTTGCTAACCGCGTTGATGCAGGCATCAAAGTCGGGGTCCTCAGGGTTATTGATAGTGAAGCACCAGTAGCGTGTGCGAAGAGAGTCGTCCATCATGCCAAGTGAGAGTATCCTAACCGCGCAAACCCGCGCACGTGAAAAATAGGGCGGAGTCAACACCGAGATAGGATTAATTTCGCCGCGGCGAAAGTTCCGCGCACGTGAAAAACAGGGCGGGCCAACACCGAGGTAGGATTAATTTCGCCGCGGCGAAAGTTCCGCGCACTGCATAGACGATGCAGCGCCGATATGCACCACGTGCATATGGCCGGAGTTACGTCCGCGGCCGGGGTACATACTATCTCCCGAGGTCCCAGAGTAGTTATAGGGCACCAGCTTACCGTCGCGCCGCGCCAGCAAGGCAACGTGCAGTCGCCCCGCGACTTGCCGGAAGCGGCAAGTACCGAGTCTTCGATGCGAAGAAACTCGGGGCCGGCATCGGAGGAGTAGCCGGAGGGGCGCTAGGAAATCTCATAGCGCCAGGGATAGGTGGCGGCGTAGGGGGTCAGATCGGTCATTACCTCGGAAATGCCCTGGGACAGGGCTTCCGAACGCTGACCGGCTTTGGCGATTATAACGTCCAGAGCAACTCCTTAATGCATCCTGACCGGGTGGTCCCCTCGTTCGGAGACGATAGTATCAGGGTGAAGAAGCGCGAGTATATCGCAGATATTGACTCGTCAACAGGCTTTTCGAACAATTTCTTCCCAATCAATCCCGGGCTTGATACGTCTTTCCCGTGGCTGAGCTCGATCGCGAATAATTACGAGCAGTACCATTTCAATGGGTTGGTATTTCAGTACGTGAGCACGAGCTCAGATGCAATCGCTAGCACTACAAACCTAGGTTTAGGTCAAGTGTGCTTGGCGACCGATTATAACGCAGCCGATGCGGCGTACGTAAACCTTCCGCAAATGCAGGGCTCGAAGTTCGCGAATAGTGGGAAGCCATCGGAAAATATCATGCACGCGGTGGAGTGTGCGCCTGACCAGCAGGCGCAGAAGCTGTACTACGTGAGATCAGGGGACCAGCCCGAGGGAACGGACATAAGGATGTATGATCTGGGATCGTTTCAGCTCGCCACAGATAAAATGCCGGCAGTTTACACCGGCATGGGTCAGCTGTGGGTAAGCTACGATGTGACCTTCTGTAAGTCGGTGCAGAATAATCAGCTTGGCTTTGACCTGAACACGGATAAGTATTTGCTGACGGAACCGTCAGCGGCAGCGCCATTCGGAACAAGTCGTACGTTGGTCGAGCATAGTAATTTGGGATCGACGGTGAGTAACACACAGATAGTATTTCCGCCGACTCTTAGTTCAGGCTACTATTTAGTAGCATGGCAGGCTGTGGGGGACTCAACGGCGGTGTCAACTCCTACGTTTACTGGGGCCAACTGTACGTCGTTGACGACATGGCAAGCTGGGACAAGCGCTTCGATAACGAATCAAGGTTCAACGTCAACTAAGCTGATAAATGTCCGGATATGGCGCATCGACGAAAGAGACGCCACCATAACCCTGTCCGGAGGAACCCTCCCGGCGAACGGCACGGTAGGCGATTTGCTTATTACGCAGATCAACGGAGAGTTGTTCACAACGGCGAGCTAGGCCCGTAGGCACAAAAGCCCCCAATTTTTAGGCGCGGGAAGCGCGGAGATATTAGGAAAGGGCCCTCCATTCGTGGCAGCGACTTTTTGCTCGTCGGTCGCGCGGGGTTCCGAGCGAAGCGAGGAGCCCCATGGGAAGCGCCGCGGCAAACAAGGCGGAGACGTCTGAAAGACGCTTGGAGGGAAGCGTTATCCCGTCGCTTCCTCGAGGGAAGCCGGTTTTAGGGTGCAGGGCGTGGCGGAGCAGTTAGTGAAGTCAGCAAGGGATGAGCGGATTGCCGCGAGTGCCGACGGCCGAGGCCTGTTCCGCGGAGGAGCGCGACGGCGAACGCTGGTCATCTCATTGGTGCTAGGTGGTAAGAGAAGGCTGTCCGTTTCGGCGGCGACCCGGTGATGCACCGGAGGGAGTTCCGCTCGTACATTACCGTACGGCCGAAGGCCGTCGGTGCGGCGATCCTCCGGTGTGTCGTCCGGGTCAGAGCCGTAGGACAGCCATTCTCCGAGTACTTCGTCGATATCTTCGTCACTGAGATGAT